AGGAAGAAAAGGAAACGAACTAGATCTTGCTGGATTAGTTTGTAACAAACATGGAGATGATACTTGTATTAACTCAAGTAGAGGAAAAGAAGGTGGTGTTACTTGGGAAAAGAGATTGACTGAACTAGAGCAAGACCATCCAAACCAATGATGCACGAACAAGAAGAGTTTATTACACGCTCAGAAGTTCAGGAGATGATTGATGCAGCAATACGACGACACAACCGTAATGCTTCTATCATTAGTATGTGCGTCGGTTGGGTGGTTCTTGCTTTATTTGCTGAAGGACTTTTGAGACTTGTAGGAGTTATTCCTCCATTACTTCCATGGCTCAAAATCACTCTGAACTAATTTTTTTGGTTCCTTGGTTTATTCTGGTGGTGATTGCACTGTCAATGTTTGTTCAGGGTTGGATGATTATGAATGCTCGTCATGGGTATTCAAAAAGTCCAAAAGTAAAGCATCCAGAGTTAAACGACGTTAAACCAGGAGACCCGTTACTAGTGTTAAGATTTACTGAAGAAGATTTGCAAGAATTGCAACAGAGAATTTTACAACAAAAAATGAATGAACTTTTTGAAGAACCATCAACTTATGAGGACGAGGAAGATGAGTAAAACACTTTTGGCACTAACACTCATTTATGGGTCAACTATTGGTCTGTGGATTTATTGGGGATTGACTCATGCATATCCCCAATAAACAGAAGTATCACTTTGCAATGTCTGCTTTTGTAAGAATGCACGGATACAGTATTATGAACAATATCGATATTAAACAGTTTTGTGAAGAATGGTCTACTTGGGAAGTCACTGCTCCGTTACAGGGACTTGACGAAGTTGACCAATACATGTATTATGAATACAAGAACTGGAGGGGAAGATGATTTTTCAACTAGTTGAAGCACTAGCATCAAATCCTTTCTTTCTTTTTCTTTGTGGATGTGGGTTGACAGTCGTACCATTTGCTGGTATTATGTTCATACATAGAAACAAATAACCGGATATCGCCTAACTTGGTCATGGCACCTGCTTTGGGAGCAGGAATAATACAGGTTCAAATCCTGTTATCCGGACTCATAAAACTTCACTTTATGAAAATGTATCCAGAACTTTCAAATCTCCAAAAGTTTACAGTTCAAGAGTTTCAAGAAGATTTTGACAATCTAATGCAAAGAGTAGAGAATGGTGAATCGTTTATTATAACGGACGGAAAAAAAAGCGCAGTGATAGTTCCATATAATGAAACTATAAAGTATGCGATAGATTCAGTTGTGGATGACGAAATGATACGAATCCACACCGATCACGAAGAAGGTTCGTGATTTTTGTGGGGGCATAGTTCAACGGTAGAACAGCGGTCTTATACTCCGTATTAGCGCCAGATTAGCGCGAGGTCTTGGTTCGAATCCAAGTGTCCCTATTGCTATTCTCTATTTGCGAATAGCGAATGCTGGTTTAGCTCTCTGGAGAAAGCACTGCCCTCATAAGGCAAGACAGGTCGGTTCGATCCCGACAACCAGCATCGGACAGAAACTCTACTGTCCATCTTGACTTCTTTAAGTCAAACCCTTATAATACTAAGGTCAACATTCAAAACAATGACTCTCACAGCAAAATTCAAGAAAGACGTTCAAACCCTTCGTGGTGCAGCAAATGGTGAATTCTACCTTGATGTAAAGAATCCAAAACTCTACAAAAAGGTTCGTCGTTTCTACGAAAATGAAGGTGTAGTATTCTCTGGTGATCCTCTGGATGATTATGAAATGCTAATGGAATATGTCGCTAGTGATCTTGAATCTATTGAGGTTGCATGAACGATCTAGATCCCAATTCGGTAAAGTCAACTAAGACTATTACCATTCATGAACGATTTCCTTATCGCTTTGTGCAAAGGGGGTACATTCAACTAAATGGTAAACCTGATTTTCGTCTACAAAAAGTAAATGAGTATACTAAAAAATACTCTGATATCTATTTGTTTGATAATGGAGATCAAATGCTTCTTGCAATTGAAGATCCTGAATATTCGAAATGGTTAGATCCAGATAGAGTTCCTTGTTATGTAAAAGATGATGATGAGTAAATAGTCTCGGGATGACTTAAAAAGCGCACTGGTCGGGAGCAAAACCCCTTATGTCTAAATCTGATTTACTTCGGTGGATTGGAAACATTCTCCTCATAATCGGTTATCAAACTATGTTATGGGGAGAATTTAAATATGGTTTACTGATAAAAGTTATTGGGGGATTACTCACAGTCCCTTTTGCTGTTAAACTAAAACTTTGGGATGTACTATTCTTATGTGCTTTCTTTGGTATTACCGAGATATCAAAGTTAACCCAACTTTATTTTAGTCCTGGAATGACTTAAAACTTATACTGGTGGAGTCAAAATGACCCTATTATGAGTTTATTGCCTCTCTCAAGGGCAATTGGTGCGGATGGGACTCTCTCCCGCCTGGTTTCCAATTTCCAGTTAAAGAATTGGTGGCGAGCCTGAGTTACCTAGGGGGAGTTGCATAAACTCCTCTTTTTTTTGTATAATATATAATGGGAATATAATTTTTTCAATGAATATAATCTCTGGAAACTGTGCTGGAACCTTTAGTGGGTTTTTGGCACAACTTGCGTGGATGGAAACTGCAGAAAAGTCTAATGGAGAAATAAATCTCCATTTGCATACTAGAAATAAAACTGAGAAAGCTGGAAATACTTACTTTGATTATACTTGGAGATCTTCAAATGAAAATGATTTCAAAAAAATCTTAGAAAAAAATATTCTTTTTGATTTTTTTGAACCAAATGAGTATTTGTCTAAAAAATTTCCAGAAGATTTTACTTATTTTGAAACTTATCCAATAGAAATAAAACAAAATTTATTAAAGTACCCTGAAGATACTTTAAAGTATGGTGGAAGAGGAAATCTTAAAGATCAATACTTGGACGTTGAAAGTTTAGCGATAACCAGAAATGCATTAAACCGACAATGGAATAAGTTTAAATTTACTGAAAAGTTTAATGATTTGATAAAAGAGGAAGAAAAAATAATCAAAAATAAAAAAGTTTTGACTCTAATGCTTAGATATTCTGATCATTATCGAAGAATGGATGTTTTAGAAAAGTCAATTCAAATGGTCAGGAAAAAAATAGATGATTATGACCATCTTCTTTTGATTACATTAGTTCAACCCTTTGTCGATGAGTTTGAAAAAGTTTTTGGTGATAAGTGTATCTTTACTCAAAGAAGTAGAGTTTCTGAAGATATTGATTGGCCAGGCGGCAGAAATGAGTTTATGCCTGATGATGAATACCTGGTAGAATACCAAAATGCTTTTTTAGATGTAATACTCTCAAGTAAAACTGATACTCTTATTGGTAGTAGTAGTAATATGTTTTTTGCTGCATTGTGTATGAATCCAAAAATACAACACAATCTTTTTTGTTTCGTTGATGGGAGATGAATATGAAAAAAAAGTTTAATCTTGTGGGTAATACTTTTACCCATCTTACAAACGGAAACAAAGGTTACTCTGTCCACGCAAAAGAATCAAAATATATTGAATGGGTTAAAGAAGGTGGAGACGGGACATTTTATGTTGATGATGTTATTAATGTATCCTTTAGTGATAATAGAACTGGACCAAAATATTTGTGGTTATTGGAATCTAAATGTATTGTTCCTGGTTTAGTTGAAAATATCATTCAAAATCAAGAACTGATTGAGAATACATACGATCTTATATTCACTCACGATCAAAGACTTCTTGCTTTGGGTGAAAAATATAAGTGGGTTCCCGCACAAGGATTTTGGATTAAAGATCCAAAGATCTATGAAAAAACAAAAATGATTTCTATGATTTCTTCAAATAAAAAGTGGTGTGAGGGACATTTAAAACGTATTGAGTGGATAGAAAGATTGGGTGATCAAGTTGATTTGTATGGTAGAGGATTCAATGAAATTGAACTAAAAGAAGAGGGATTATGTGATTATATGTTCTCTGTTGCGATTGAAAATGGACAATATAAAACTTATTTCACAGAAAAACTTTTAGATTGTTTTGCGACAGGAACTATTCCAGTTTATCTTGGAGCTCCAGATATTGGTGAGCATTTCAATATGGATGGTATTATTGTCCTTAGCGATGAGTTTGAAGTTTCCGAAGACATATATTACAGTAAAATGGATGCTATTAAGGACAATTTAGAACGTGCTAAAAAAATGGAAATACTTGAAGATTTTATCTATCTCAACTATTTTTCTTAAATACTAAAATATTATTTGTCTTTTAAAATGAAAATCTGTTTAATCTCACAAAATGCTGGAGTAGGAGATGTATTTTTCTTGCAGTATATTGCTAGAAAATATATTTCTATGGGATATACTGTAGTGTGGCCTTTACTTGAAAAAATACTTTGGATAAAAGACTATATACCAGACATACATTTTTGTTCAGTTAATGATGACTTTCCTGGTAAAGAATATTATGGTCAACACTTGATTATTGAATCTCCACAGTTTGTTTATCTCGGATTAATGAACACACATCAGTGGGGAAATGATTATGGTATTAGTGAAAACGATACTTGTTTGGTAATGCATTCGAAGTATATGATTATGAATTTGAACTGGAATGATTGGTCTTCTGAATTTAAGTTTGACAGAAATGTTGATAAAGAAAATAATTTATATTATAATGTGCTTGGATTGAAAGATAACTCTGAATATGCTTTTTACAATAGGTATTCAAATAC